AACCAGCTATCCGCCCTAGGATAGATCGCATTAATTGAACGGTTCAAATGCGTCTGAATCAATTCGTATATTTCATTCATAGTAGGTCACCATTGATAAGTTGAACACACATTATAACAAACACAATCGCAATTCCTGCGATTCCCGATAAAATAATTTCAGCCATTAGATAGATTCCATAAAGAGGATAAAATCAACAGCATCAAAATAGCTATTGAACCTAGCGACTTCATTGTCATAAGCTATGACAGCCCAGGCCACATAACCCAGAGAATTGATACGTTGAATTGTAAACATGATTTGCTTTCTTTGATTGTTTCGTTCTATGGGTTTATTATAAGCCAAATTCACCAGGTTGCAAGCGTTATTTTAGAGTGCATCCTCTAATTTTTTACTTGACACGGACTGACTGACTGTGCTAGCGATTGAGCGAGCCACCCCCTGGCATACCCTACCCAGTAGGGTATGCTGACCAAAATACTCCAGGGGGTATGCCAGGGGGGAAAACGGACTACTATCATTTTGATAGTCGCTACACCCACTCTCACGGCCTAAAATTTAAAAAATTTACCCACAACTTTCGGTGCCATTCCTGACCCTAAGTCGCTACGATTGTAGAAACTGTAGAAATTGTAGAAACTGTAGAAACTGTAGAAACTGTAGAAATCTGACCCTAAGTTGTAGCGAGCCGCAATAACCACCCAAATCCACCAATCTGACCCTAAGTTGTAACGAACGCCCAAACCACCACCATAAAAATTTTACACTTGCACCAGATGCCCCAAACTGCTATAATGAAGTGTTTATGAAAGTTTATTTATGTCCAACAACCTACCAACAACGACCCCTGCCGAAACCCTTGTCATTAGCCCTGAAAGTTTAGAGGTCGCCAACGCTTACCTACAGTGCCCCGACATGGCTAAGGTAGCAGACTCATTAGATATGCCTGTAGATGTCATTTCTAACATATTAGATCGCCGTGAGGTCAAAGCCTATATTAATAACGTATTTTTTAATACCGGATTCAATAATAGGTTCCAAGTACGCGATCTCATGGACGCTATCATCAAGAAAAAACTCGCAGAAATGGATGATGCAGATATAGGGTCAACCAAAGACATTACCGAGATCATGGCTTTATCGCATAAAATCACTATGGAGACGCTTGATAAGGAGATTCAGTTGGAGAAGATACGCGCCGCAGCCCAGATAAAGACTCAAACTAATATCCAGATCAATGATAGTGGTGGGTCAAAATATGCTAGCTTGATAGAACAACTAGTAAGAGGAAATACTATAGATGCTAACGATTAGTCGCCCTGATATTAGCTCGACTGAGATAACCGAGTATCCTCCTTCTAGCAGGTTTATAAAGTTACCAGTTGCGGCGTATTTAAAATTATTACCCGCTGTAGACCCTAACACGTATGAGAAAAGTACAGCTTGGGATCAGATAAATGGACCTCAGATAGCTTTAATTAATGCTGTAAATAATCCTTCTTATAGATTTATTTGCGCTGCACTAGCCCGCCGACTTGGTAAAACTTATATTGCTAATATAGTGGGGCAGCTTGTTGCATTAGTACCGGGCTGCAACATATTGATTATGTCGCCTAATTATAATCTCTCTAGTATCTCGTTTGAAATACAGCGAAAGCTGATAGCGTCCTTTGATCTAGAAGTAGCGAAGAACAACCTTAAAGACCGTGTGATTGAGCTATCGAATGGCTCAACGATTCGAATGGGATCTCTTAGCACTGTAGACTCGTGCGTAGGACGTTCATACGACCTAATAATCTTTGATGAAGCTGCCTTAGGTGGCGATGCAGAAGAAGCGTTTAACATTAGCTTACGACCCACGCTTGATAAGCCTAATTCTAAAGCGATCTTTATTAGCACACCCCGAGGTAAGAATAATTGGTTCTCGAAATTCTATCAGCGTGGATTTAGTAATGAGAAGCGCTATAATAGCTGGGTTTCCATTACTGCTGATTATCGTGAAAATAAGCGTATGAAGGAGAGTGACGTCAATGAAGCACGGAACACTATGTCCCGTGCTGAATTCGAGCAAGAGTACATGGCGTCATTCACTACATTTGAGGGTCAGATATATAGCGACTATAAGCCAGAGTATACTGTACTGCATACACATGCGCCTGGCACAGAATATATTGCTGGACTAGACCCTGGGTTTAAAGATGCGACTGCCTTCATAGTTATAGCGTTTTATGACGATGCTTTTCATGTAGTAGATGAGTACGTAGAGAGTAACCGAACTACTGAGGAGCATGCTGCTGCATTTAGAAAATTCGTAGATAAATACGGTTTAGAGTCTATATTTATCGATGCGGCTGCTGCGCAGACAGCCAGCGATCTAGCGTACACATATGACATAGCAACTATAAAAGCAAAGAAAGCAGTACTAGAAGGTATTGCGTATGTACAGACCCTAATAGGACAAGGTCGATTACTAGTATCTCCTAACTGTACCGAGACCCTAAAGATGCTAGACCAATACAGATGGAAACCTGATACACCCTCTGGTATTGAGAAACCGTTGCACGATGAACACTCCCACATTGCAGATGCACTACGATACTGCTTATACTCTTTTACAGTATGACAATCGGCGTTTATAAACTAACATTTCCTAGCGGCAACTTCTATATTGGTAAATCTATTGATATAGAAAGACGCTGGGATGAACATTATAGTAGACTTCAAAAAGGTAGACATACTAAGAACATGCAGCTAGAGTTCGACAAATATGGTTCCTACGAACAAAAGGTCATGTTTGAGTGCCATGAAGATCACATAGACATTCTAGAAGAATCCTTCATAGCACGCCTTCGTCCTGCATTAAATGGAATAGCTCCTAAAGATCGCTTAACTGGGGTCGAAGACTGGCAGCTAGACGCGTTCCTATCTTATTTCCATATGTCTACTTTGCAGCATATTGCAGAGTTACATAATAGTAGCTTAGATATTAAAGAACGTGATGCTACTATAGCGGAAATGGAGGCGGAGAACCTAGAGCGAGAAGAGTATATCGATAAGCTACTAGTGAAACGGTCTGAGGAGGAGCTAGATGCTGATGTTGAGGGTCGTATTAAAACTCTACGCATAGATCTAGACTCTAAAAATATGCGTATAGAATCTCTTTTAGAGTATAATAGTAATCTAGAACGAGAGATTAAGGAACTGATTACATATAAAAAGCTTCCTTGGTGGAAGAAGATATTTAACTAAAAAAGCCGCTACATATGTTTATTATGTAGCGGCTTTTTTATTATGTGGCTAGTTTCCATCCTTTATGGCTTTTACATCTACCAGAAAATAGTCCTCTCAAAGAAGACACCTCTAATCCATTATCTGTAGCAAAGGCTCTGGCACTAATTATATTAGTGTAAATAGTGCCATCTGGACTAATAATACTAGGGTATTTCTTATTAGTACACATTGCTGTATATCTAGGACCAGATTTAATCATTATATTGTATTCTTCTGGATACTTATCTTTTAACCATGTATGACTTACTCCATAATTTATATTTTTTATCATGGTAATGGATACCCCCGTATCTGTACTAATATCTTTATATTGTTTTAATGGTCTTTTATTAAGCTCCTGTAAAACGTTATATATCTGAGTATTACTAAATTTACTTGTACCTACTTGTTCCCCTTTATAGTGGGTATGAAACGCAGAAGGTATCTCCTGTACATTGAACCCATTATCTACAGAATCATACAACATAATATAGAAAGTCTCTAGTGCATCTAATTTTTTCGGATTATTAGCACATTCCTCTATAATAGCAAATTCTGGCATACCATAGTTATTGTATGCTTCCATCATTTTAATAGTATGCTCTCCCTTACTAAGCCTATATTTATGTAGTTGTATTCTTTTTTCTATATTTATAGATTGGCCTATGTATACCTTATCTGTGTTGTTAAATTTAAGCATGTAAATACCGGAAGTCATATATTTCTCCTAAAACTATATTATAGTATTTTTTACCACCTAGTGTCAAGTAGTAAATTTTAGCTACTAGGTGGTAAAATTTACTACTTGACACTAGGTGCTCGAAGTAGTATAATATAGAAATATTGATACATACGTAAAAATAATGGCAAAAAATACTGATAATAAGAGAATTCCAGTCAAGTGGATCAGAGATAAAGCTAAAGCGGCCTACGAAAAGCAGGACAAGTGCTACATCTGTGGAACCGAAGAAGATTTGGAATTGCACCACTTACACTCAGTGACCCTATTACTAGAAGCCT